AAATACCTAATGAATATTTTGTAGACATTAAAGTTAATTCTGATAGAAATACAGATACATATAAAAGAGAACTACAGTTCCAAATAGTAAATAAAAAATAATTATGAGAAATTTAGATAGATTAATTAAAAAAGTTTTAAGAGAAGAAAAAGAATCTCAAAGATATATGTTCTTTTCTAATTTAGAACAAATGAAAAGACAATGTGAAATATTATTAGATATGGATCACAAAGAAATAGAATCCATTTTAGATAATGGACATGATTGGGCTCAAGACCATATATCAGAAGCAAAAAACAATATGGATCAAGTTTTTGATTTTTTAATGAATGAGACGGAAAGAGATGGTATGGAAATGGATGATGACGTGGTTATGATGGAGGGAAGAAAAAAAACAGGAACACCTCTTTGTGCTAGAGGTAAGGCATCAGCAAAGGCAAAATATGACGTGTATCCCTCAGCTTATTCTAACGGACACGCTGTCCAAGTTTGTAAAGGAAAAATCAAAGGACTTGATGGTAAAAGACATTGTTCAGGAGCTTACTGTTAAAGACCACTTAAAACATTTTTAATAACAAATTCTAAAGACTCTTTTTGAGTCTTTTTCTTTTTAGGTTTGTATGAAGTCATTACAGGTTTTTGACCTTTACCCGTTTGAGTGTCTTTTTTCTCTGCACTTCTTTTTTGTTGACATGCTGATTTTTTTTCTGAATCAGACATTTTACCTGCAACACCAGCAGCTCTACATTTAGGGTAAGACCCTTTAGATGTGTCTTGTCGTCCACAGGGAGGGTGTTTACCGTCGACTTTACTACAAATATTAACCCAAGGACCTTTTGGTTGAGAAGACCCTTTAGGTTTCTTTTTTTTACCAAACCAAACCGCCAAGTCTTCGTTTAAAGGAATAGTATCTAACTCAACCCATTCATTTAGTCGTGGTGAAACATATGACCTTTCACTCCCTGAACTAACTTCAGATAAAATTTTCTTTATTATTATATTTAAATCCATAATTTGTTTACTATTGATAAATATCAACACAATAAAAAAAGGGACAATAAATTGTCCCTTTTGAGTGTAATACTTTAAGATTTTGATTATCTCAATTCTCTTAAATCGAATGTTCTAACACCATCTACGGTAATTCTTCCGTAAAACCTGTTGTTGACCATCTTTTTTGCGTATCTCGTCATTATTCCTTTGATCGGAGTAAAGTTGAACGGATTGTACATTGTAGGTGTTAATTGTAAAGGTACGTACGGTGCGTAAACATAACCTGTGTCTAACAATGATGTTCCTTTGTGTCCCAACAATACTGTGTTCGGTGGGAAGTAAGGGTCACGATATACTTGGTAACGTCCTGCAAGAGTACCTACTCTTTCAATACCCATGTTATACGAATCCTGCTCAGGAGATGCGTTAGATACGTGGAAGTATTCTAAGTCATCAAAGATTGCAGAAATCTCAGAAGATACAACAATCCAATTAGCTCCACCTCTTAATGTAGATTTGTGGATTTGTGCTGAAATTTGGTTAATTGCTGTAATCAAAGTTTGATTCCAATCTTTTTGAGTGTATTGTGTTAATGGATTTGCGGTAGTACCTCTTTTCCATCCGTTGTAATCCCAACGTAGATTCCAAGCAGCTCCTTTACGTAAGTCACGTAAAATTTCACGGTCAATCTCTGCTGCCACTTGTTCAGACAATAAAGCTGTTAATTCAGCTTCAGCATCGATGTTATGGAATGCAGAAACGTCTTGTGCTAATTCAGGAGACCATTGTGCTCTTAGTTTTCTTTCTGTTACAGAAACAGTAACTGACTCAAGGTCAAAAGAAACCTCACCAATTCTATCTTCGAATTCTAATTCTTGGTAAACTCTGTAAAAACAGTTAAATTGTCCAGCAACGTCAGTCGCAGAAGAAGGAATGGTAAATCCTGAGTAACCATCTAAAGACGCCGCTCCGATAGACGCAGGAACTTGACAGTCAACCTCTAAATAGATAATACCAGCAGCATCACAAAGGTTGTCATAAGAACCACCATTACCAGTGCCTGGCCATGTTGTAGTAGTTTGAGCACCATATTGTACAATACCTTTACCATATTTTTGAGTTACAACTCTAAATAATAACTCACTTGTACCTAATCCTGAGAACGCACCTGTAGTTTGAACAGCTTTAACTCTTAAATCAGATAAGAAAGCTTCGTTATCCATTAATTGACCATCAGGTCCAATCAATTTACCAGCACCACCTGATGTGAAACCAGAAAGGGCGATAAGTACTTTTCTGTGAACAGGACCACCTGTAGTTGCTCCAGCCGGTGTTCCACCGTTAGTTATAGTGTAAGTACCTTCAACTAATTGTCCGCTTGACCATACATAAGTAACTGCAGCTTTAGTGATAGCAGTATAAGCACCTTTTGAATAATCCCATAAACCTGCTGGATCCACCTCTGGTTCAGTTCCTTCATAAAATCTATCATAAAGGTTTTTAGAAGTTGCCGGATAAGCCGCTTGAGATTCTGCAGGTGTTGGTCCGTTTTGTGCTCCGATTGGTGCATAGTGTGGATTGTCATAAACAGTTGCTGTGTTGTAATTTTGAATTTTAGGTACAAAGTAGAATAATTTACCAATAGGTAAATTCATTGCTTGTACAGAAACTAAGTCGTTAGCTAATAATTTAGAGAATACACGTCTAACGATAGGAAATACTACAGTTTCAAAAGAACCTGAACTATCACTAGATGCTGCTTCGTTTATCAAATGTGACGCTTGATTTTCATATAATTGCGCCATGTTTTCTTTTGTGTGACCTTTAAGGCCATCAAGGAATCCTAAACGATCCCATTTGTTAATTGTATCTTCTTTGATAACTTTAAGGTGTTTTAACCCGATGTTACCAACAAGACCTGATTCTAATAATGCTCCCATTTTTTTATTTTTTTAATTGAGTTTATTTTATTTTATTTTATTTTATTTTTCCCATTAAATCTTTCATTCTCATGAATTGAGGATTTTCATAGGTTTTGCTTTCTATTAAATTTGATGATGAACCATTTGATGGTGTTTTAGTAATTTTATTATGAACTGATTCATTAACTACTGAGTTATCACTTTGTGGTACTAATTCATCTTTAATATTCTTATAAAGCGATTTAGATTCTTTAATTGATTCAACATTGTCAAATCTTCTAAGAATGTTTATTTTTTCTTGTTTTGTTGTTGAGTGTTCTGTGAACAATCTTGTTGAATAGGCTAAGTTTGAGTTAAAAATCGCAACTTCATTTAATTTATTTCTAAAGAAATCTAAAGCTTTTTTATATTCTTCATTTTTTTCTTTTAATAAATTTAATTCAGATGTTACTGATTCACGTCTAAGATTAGAATACGTTTTTGGTTTAGGTAATCCGTTACGACCATGTGTCCTACCGTTACCTAAAGTTCTTGAAGATTCTTTAAATTCAACTTCTTCTTCTTCTTCAGAATCATAACCAGAATCATAACCCTCACCAAATAGACCGTCTTCTTCTTCTTCTTCAGAATCGTAACCCTCACCAAATAGACCGTCTTCTTCTTCTTCTTCAGAATCGTAACCCTCACCAAATAGACCGTCTTCTTCTTCTTCTTCTTCAGAATCATCGACCATTAATTCATAGATAGGTTCTTGACCGTTTTGGTTTCCCTTTTCCATATTAAATCCATCATTAACCATTAATTCATAGTTAGTTTCGTCTTCATCTTCTTCTTCAGAATCAAAGTCAAATTCTTCTTCAGAATCAAAGTCAAATTCTTCTTCTTCGAAGTCATCATCATCATTGTCATCATCGTCATCATCAGAAAAATGATTACTTCTCATAGGTCCAAAATCTTCATCTTCATCTTCTTCAGAATCAAATTCGTATTTAAACTTATCTTTTTCATCACCAAGATCATCGTCATCTAAATGTAACTCATACAAAACACTTTCGTTTGTTAAATTTGCCATTTCATTATTATTTAAATCACTTCCCATTTGTATTAAATATTCAGAATCATTATCATTATCAGTTAAATGGAGATATCCATTATCCTTTTTAACAATAATTCCATCTTCATCTCCCATAGCTCTAAATACTTTTAAAACTTCTTCGGGTGATGCTGTTGTCATATCTAATGGGGGGATTTCATGATTATCACTATCTAAATCATGAATATCAGTATCTTCTACGTCATCTTCATCATCTTCTAGATCTTCTTCATCTTCTAGACCTTCTTCATCTTCTAGGTCTTCTACATCTTCCAAATCTTCTTCTTCTTCGTCTTCTACGGCTGGTAGCTCGTCTTGTTCATATAAAGATTTTTTAGATTTTTTAGAACCAACAATTGATTCTCTAACTAATTCACTGATTTCTTCCTTCATTGTAGAAGCAAGTATTCCTTTTGCGTTTTCACTTATGGCGTTTTCAAGTGACTTCATTTGCAATAAAGCCTCTTCCACTACCGATTTTTTGTTATCCATACTCATTTTAGTTCAATGTGTTATGTGTTTATTTATACATAAATACCTCAATACATTAAAAAATTTAGTTTTTATTAAAAAAATAAATAAAAACGCAAAAAAAAAGGGGAGTATATTTACCCCCCATTCAT